CAACCCTCAAAATTTTTTATTAATTCTATCCCTTTTTTATTCACTCTAAACATGTTTTTCTCCCTGATTTATTAAACATCAACTAAATTATAACACGAATAGAGAAAAAAACACATGATTTATAACATGCTGAAATTGTTCGACAATTGATGTTGTTTATTTTAGCCGTGACAGTCCCAAAAAAATTTTTGCTTGTATTTGTATCAAAACAAAAATCCAACCGCTTATATTCAATGTTTTTTTATTAGTACTATCACGCAGTTAGTACAAAAAATTTTAATTAAAACAACAATATAAAAAATAACTATTTACTATATACTTTATGTTTTATATAATTAAATATAACTAAAATAAACTTAGGAGATTATTATTATGAAAATTGACGAGATTATAACAGAACTAAAAAAACTAATAGCAAAAAACGATATTAATGAAAGAAGTATAAACAACTTAATTGAAATAATTGAGCTCAAAAAAAAGAAATATCATGCTGCTACAAAAAAATCAGATGAAATAATTCGGGAAGTTTTAAAAAATGGCTGGGAAAGTCCAAAAACCTGCTTCACTTATAAAGCCACAAATTTTTATAAGCACTACAAAAAAGGTACTGTATTTATTTGGGAATGTACGAATTGCAAAAAAAAAGCAGGTTTTGAATCTACTATTTCCGACTTAAGGAGGGCTGAAAAAGTACGACTGTGCGGTAGTTGTGCCGATAAAAAAAGAGTAGAAGAAAAACAAAAAAAGAAAGAAGAAAAACAAAAAAAATTAAAAAAAACTAGAAAAGGTTCAAATCGTTTTTGGGAAGTTAGCAGTCCAAAAGATTATGAAGAAAGAAAAGCTATAGGCGTAAAAACCTATTCAAAAGATGAAGAACAAAAAATATTAGAAGAAATTCAAAAAAGATACAATTAAATTTCTTCAGCTTCTTCTATTAAAGATTCATAACATTTTTTGCATAAAAAAATTTTTTTACTTGCCTCTCCTACATACAAACAAAAAAAGGCGTTTTCTTTAAAGCAAAAATGACAAATCATTTTGAGCCTATCCTTTTTAAAATAAGTTTTTTCAAAAGTTTAGCGGCTTTTTTAAATTTTTTCTCCCTTATTAAGTTCCAAACATCGTTAGAAAAAAGAATATCATCAAGCACAATTTCAGAATATTTTAGCACAACTTTTAAAAGTGCTATAAATATTTCTTCAAGAAAAAAGAAGTTAACTTTTTCTCTAATTATTTTTATTGCATCTGCTTCTACTTTATTAAAATCGATTTCATTTTTATATGTAATAATTCTATCTAAAATCAAATCAATAATTATATCTAGTAGATAACTATATATAAATTTGCCTGCTATTCCAGAAATAATTTTTTTAAACATTTTTTCTCTCCTATTTAAAAATGCTATATACAGCGTATAACGATAAAAAAAGACTAGCAAGTAAAGCTGCATCTTTCAAGATTAAATTTTTTGATTCAAAATTTTTTCTTGCTGGGCATCTATTTATATGATTTTCGCAGGCATCTACTCGATTTGACAATGATTCTAAATAATCTGATGCAACGCTTTGACGCTCAATAGTCAATGATAGTTTTTCATTCATTGTAACTATCTCTTTTTTTATATCTTTTAACTCAATCATCGCTTCTTTAAAAAGAACACCGGTCAGATTTTGTTGTTGTTGGTTGTCCACTTTTCACCTCCAAAAATTTATCTCGGCATTAAAAAAACAGCTAAAACTGGTGCTTTGCAGGAACCAGCAGTTACAGACGCACACAATTCTATATCAGGTGGCAGATCAATGTCATAAGATGCAGAAGCTGTATAATGACCTGCGTCAATAGTTATACTTGCACCTGCAATAGCTGTTTTTGTGTTTGCATCTGTTCGCCGATATAAAGAAAAAGTTGTGTTTTGATTAACGTTCCCTTCTACAGAAACACGCAGCCTAGTTAATTTATTTTTTCCAAAAATAGGTTGTCCTGTATCATAAGTTGACACATTTCCAGTGTCCAAAAACTGGCCACTACTTAATGAAGCTCTATAAGAAAATACAAATGCTGGTGATACTCCAGGAGAAACTACAGTAAACCACGGCGGACTGGTTATATCTATCAAATTCATTTTTAACTTATCTCCCCGACAAAAACAGAAACGGCTTCATTTTCTGCAATAGCATAAAGAGAAATATCCTCACTTAGAGCGACATTTAACGTTCCAAAAGCATGCAAAGTTAACCCATTACTCCACAAAACGTCAGATCCTCCTATTTTTATTGAGTAATCGGATTGATTTTGTATGATTAGGTATTTTCTATTTGGTAAAGCTGTAGGATTAACCTGTAATAAAATTGGTGTAGAGGCTACACTTTTAACTGTATGAATAAAACTTTTTTTAAATCTAGTGACTGATTCCGTATGTAATCGATTTTTTCCACAATCGTTAGAAACATCAGTTGCTAAGAGTTCATCATTTCCAGTAATCCTACTTACAGTACTCCAAGTATTGTCCATTTTTTAAAACTCCTTTTTCACATTAATAAACTAAACATTTTTATAATATGTAAAAATATCTAGCTTAAAACTGTTAAACAGCCTTTCTTAATATTATTCCTCTTCACCCTGAAGTGTAGTCATAATATCAGTGGTTTGGTCAAGGTTTTTAACTTTTATTCTAATAGCTTTTGTACCGTCACCTAAATATTTAATGTTTTTAAATGATTTTGTTTCATTAGATGCCGGCAATTGGTACCAAGAAGCTAGTTTTGTAAAATCTGTGCCGTCAAATGAGCCAAGAGTAACTTTTACAGCTCCACGAGCTCCAACTAAAACACTACAACCAATGAAAGTTTTTGTGTCTGTTATAATATAATCGTGTTCAACCTCCGCATTTTTTGCAACATCTTCCGACTCTTCATAAGAACAAATGAGGTCTTGGCTTGCACTGTCGATTGTCACATTTGCTTTTATAGAACCGTCAGAATCTATAAATAAATTGTTATTATCGTGTGATGTTACATAAGTTTTTGCTGCACTGTTTGCATTGATTTCCAACTTCTGTGTTGCATCGCTTCCACTGTCGCCATCAACCAAGATAATTTTAAACTCGTCATCTCTTGCCGTCTGTACGGGTAAAGAACCCTCAAAATCTGTAGCCATAAAAAACTACTCCTTTTCTAAAGAATTTAACAAATTGTTAGCTTTAGCTAACTTTTCCACTATCTCTATTTTATCATTTTTTAGTTTTTCTATTTTGCGTGTCGCTTGAAATAGCATTTTATCATGTTCTAATAGAGACATTTCTAAACTCATAATATCTTTTTTACATGAAAATCTTTTTAATTCGCTTTCATATACTTGTTGTTCTGTCATCATCTAAAAAACTCCCTCAAAATTTATATTTTATAAAAGAAAAAACTACAAAAATAATTGTTGTTTTTATTTACAATGCTAGCATTTTTTACCTCTATTTTTAAAGAATCGCCTGTTTTGATGTCTACATTTACATTAACATATTTTGCTTTATCTGCATATGAATTTGCCCATAAAAAAATAGGAACATCATTTTTATATAGATAAAATTCGCCCAACCCATCACCAAAAAAATTTACACTTGAAAGTGTCAAGTTTTCTGTTGCTGTATATGTTTTTACAACTTCTTTTGTAGAAGGTATTAAGTTTTCAACAAAACCAGAAATTATATTAACTTCTTGTGAATCTTCAACAGGTATGACTCTTAATCTACCAAACTCATCAATATTCAGAGGTATTAAGTCTTCTTCAAAATCTACACCAAGGATCACGGAACCAGCAAGATTATTTTGCAAATAAGGTTTTTTACTTTGTATAGTTTTATAAGTTTTTTTTGTCAAACTATACCCCCTTATCTATTTTTTAAACAAAAATGCACACTTACATTAGCATTTATACCCTCTGCTTTGACTCTGTACCATTTTCCAACGCTAGAAAACTCATTGTAAATAAAAATAGAATCCGTGTTTATCTCATCATATGTAAACCATTTAGCAAAATCATTATCAAGACAAAATTCAATGCTAAATTTTACTTGTTTATCAGCTTCAAAGATCGCATCAATGAACCTGTAAGGCGACCAACTAAAAGGTTTTGATATTATTGAATTTTCAACAATAACATCAGAAAAAACAACATCTTTTTTATACCAATGAGAAGACATAAAATGTTACCTTCTAGTTGGCTAAATATGAAACTTGCAACGCATCATTTGCACCCGTAAACGTCTGTAATGCTTCACCTTCAAAGGTCACGTCAATTGCTCCATCTTCAGGAATTTCAATATTTGGCACTTTAAAAACTACTCTTGGACAAACTACTTCCATCCGCTGACCATCAGGATAACCAACAACAACTTTTAAATTAAATTCATTAAATCGTTTGGCTTTTAAAATCAGTGCCGCTTTATCTGCTGTCAAATGCATCGTTACCGATACGGTGATTTCAGCTCTTGAACTATCGACAAAGCCTTGGTTACTATCATAACCATAGTATTCGTCTAAATCTGTAAGTTGTGGATCAACATTCACGCTAGCGGATGTTACGGTGTCAATTTGTGTTGCTCCTCCGTCGAATGAAACAATACCAGTTAAATCCGTTGAAATTTGTGCATTGTCTGCAGGAATATTATACCCAAATAATGGGTAATAAGGTACTAGCATATATCCAGAATCGATTGTTAAAGTGGATAAATTTTTATTTAGTCGGACCTTATTTTGCTCAGGAAGAAGCTCAGTAACATATAAATCGCCGGCATAGCCTTCTTCTATACTTCTACCATCGTTTCTACAAATCATAACCCTTGAGCCAATTTCAAAGCGTTGTTCTTCTCCAGCTACTAAACTAAGAGTATCATCGCTAGTCGTGTCATCGATTTTTGCGGGTACAGAAACTTTTGAATCACGTGCTTTTAAATCTAGAGATATTTTTGCAGCATCGCTACCAGAAAGTTCTAATCCCCAATTTTTAATGTACAAGCCATTTGAAATTTGCGTAAAAATATTATTTGCATTTAGCATTGTCATATACTTTGTGTGCGGTTGAGACATATCAAAAACCGCTTTGTCAGGTGAATCTACACGCATAGCCCCAAAAGCACCTGTGAGTACTGTTTTTAACGCCTCAGGCATATAAATTGTTGATTCTGTTGAAGGATTTAACAGACAATACATCTCTAAACTACCCTCAACCATTTTTTTCTTTTTATAGATTGATGAAGCTTGTCGCCCGCTTCTGTGTCCAGATTTTTCAAACTCTTGAGAAAAACTAACATTTGATGATGTAACATAAATCCAGTCGTCTGAATCGGTACCGATCTCTTCACTATCAGCTAAAAGTAGCTCAGTAGTAACATCGTTTGTATCAGCACTAGTTATAACTACTGACGATTTAGTACCTGTTTTTTGCGAATAAATTTTATATTTTAAATCTGAGTATTCTACCCAAACCCTTCCATCACGCAAAGCTGCTTCACTAGCAGCGTTAATTTTAGTCTCTAATTCTTCTGCTATAGCAGTGCCAGTGTCTAAAACGCTTGTGTCTAATGTCACTAAAAGATCACCCTCAAAGTCGATATTTACTTTGAAAGAGTCGTTTGAACTTAAAGTTAAATCTGTTTCAGGTGTTGAACCTGAAAAGCTGTACCCTTGTGTACCTGATCTTGGTACGTTAAATTCGCCTGCTGTTGTCTCAGCCCTTAAAAAAGGAAATAGTTCAAGTGCACTTGCGTATCCTTGCTTGTTAGATTCGTATTGACGTACCCAATCAAGAGTACTCCTATATAATTTCATTTTTTTCTCCTTATATCATATATGTATGTGTAACATACTTAAATTTAAACACTAAATTCCATATTCTATTAGCGTTAAGCATATTCAAATCAGAAACACAAGCGACAAGTTTAGGTTGTAATATATCACTAGTTCCAAAAGCTTGACTTCCTGAATTTCCTTGATTGCTGTAACTATTAGAAAATATACACCTAATCACGGCACTTTTAAATTTTAACATTTCATCATCACTAAAATGTTTTGATGCTACTAATCTTAAAATCATCTCTTGAGTGCATTCCAAATTACCTTGTGCCTTTTGTAAATATTCTTCATCGCCAAGAATAATTTCGATAAGTGGCAACTCATGCGATATGTATTCTATGTCTATTGCAGGAACATAAGAGACTTTTTTTATTGTTAAAGGGTAATTATTTGCTTCTTTTATAGTTTCTAATCTTTTTTTTAAATCTTCTAATAATAGCATTACCTACCCCCAAAAAAATCATAACTGTTTATTTCAGACTGAATTTTTTTAACTGCTGGTTTTATGTACGGCCTTGCTGGTATAACTACTTTTTTTCTAAGAAAGAACGCCACACGTTTATTGATAGTATCAATTAAATATGCTTTTTTTTCATTCTTTTTTACAAATATCAAATTTCTGAATTCTCTAGCTCTTTTAGCTCTGTATCTATCTGCTGCAGGAATTGTTAACCACTTTTTTTTAACAGGTTTTACAACGCCGCCATATTCATGAATCCGCCAATACGGTGTGTTTCCTGTGGCATTAACTACTACAGCGGGTTCATCATTGCGAACATCAACTTGTACAGAGTTCCTTAAACCACCAGAGGCTCCCCCCCTAAAAGCAGCTGTAGCGTCTAATGTCCTACCTCCAAAATTTGCATCGATGTTTTTTATAACTTCATTTCTTAACTTTTGAGCAGCTGCATATTTAAAAAGAATCTCCCTTCTTTCAAATTCATTTTTGGCATTAGATAAAGCTTGACTTAACATTATGAAACTCCTTGAAAAGCTATATTCGTAGGTACTTCACTTCTAATGTAGGGTTTTAATAACCCCTTAACTTCACTAATTAAACCGCAATTAGAGGTATCTTCTTTTGTTATATTTTCATTCATTTTACTTATACTTTTCATTCCAATAAAACCATCATTTTCAGAGCCAAATCTTTTATAAAAAAAAGAAGCTTGCAATAAATTAGCATGCTTTAAGTCTGCTGGTATATCTTTATACTCAAAACCTGCTTTATATAAAACAGTAAGCATTGAACCTTGCCGTACAATTTTGTTTAAGTAAACAATACCATTTGAATTTACTCCAGTTTCGTAAATAGGAGAATCAATTTTAGTGTTGTTAGCTGTTATTTCTTCTATTTCTTGTAATGGATAGTTTTTCAACATAAGTGTGTCAGTGCCCTGACTTTTAAAAATTTCTTTATATCTACACAATATAAAATCCCTATTACAATAATTTTTTAAATTGTTATATGCAGATTTCAAACAAAAGTCAATTATATGCATCATTTCAGGATTTTCATACAAGCCGGCTCCAAACCACATTTTTATTTCTTCTAGTGATAATAAAGTGTTAGGTACAGTTGTAGCATCTGATTCTACAACCCAACCTAGATTTGAGCACCAACTTGACATTTTATTTTACCTCTTGCCTTAAAAATTTTGCATATTTGCCAATAATTCTTTGAAAGTCTTCATCATTAAGCTTAGCGGTTTTACCAGACTTTATAACAAGACCACCACTTATTTCACTAATAACCACGTCATATTTTGAAATATTTTTAACTTCTATAGTATTACTTAACTTCATTTTTTATACTCCTTAAACTCTTGCTAAATTTCTTAACATTACAACACCTTTTTCTTTTGTATTTTGAGGAGGTGCGGCAAAAGTATGTCTTTGTTTTGCTGTACAGTAAATTCTATCTTGATTTGGCAAAGCTCTACCAATCCAGAATCTTAGTCCAGTCCGGTTACCTACAACAAATCTGCTTGTATCTATTAGCAGCAAAGCCGTTAAAAGATCATCAATAGCAGAGTTCACACCTGCAGCGTTCAAGTTTGTCGGCATTTTTGGGGCTTTATAGTTATCAATGCCAAATAATGGAAAAATATTACCACTCAACAGAGTCGCATTGCTACCAGCATTTTGGACTGTCAAAATTTCAGGGATTTTACCAGAAGCAATTGCTTTCCAAATTTCAGCAGGCATTAAAAACTTTTGGTTTTGGCTGTCGCTTTCATTCATACCGGCCGCAATTAGATTTTGAATGTGCGATAGTTCGATAGTAGAACCCCCACCGTCAACTACAGTACCATTGCCAGAATTTTCCATAGCTAGTTTACGTAACCCTTTAAAAGCTCTTCTAAAATCCTTAGGATTCGTTACGGATGCGTCCATATGAGTTGTAGAATCGTCGCCATTTAAAATAGCATTTTCAAAAGATCTAACTATTCCCATAGCAGTATTAAATCTTTGTTTTTCAAATAATTGAGGATCTATATTATCCTCAAGCAGATCTTGCCAAAAAGCCGCATGAACGACATTGTTTTTTGACTCTGCTTGAACTGTGTCAACGTCTGTGCTTTGCTCTTCAAAAGTTCCAGTCTCAGACTCAAGCATACCTTCATAATATCCAGCGTGTAAAGGTATGTCTTCTTTTAATGACGTCATGTTGAAGCTAGGGAACATCGACGCTAGATTATAAGGTAACTCTAACTCATCCCAAGTAAAAGAAGTAAAATTTGTTGGAATCCAAGAAGCCCAATCAACAGAATTATAATCTTTTGCAACACTTTCAAATCTTCTATAAGAAGAACAAAGCTTTACAGGCATTCCCATTTGTCCAGCTGCTTGCTTTGCTTGATGTTCCATTTGGACGTTTGAAAGAAGCTTTTTAAGTTTTAGTGCTTCTTGTGCTAGTTCTTCATCAAAAAAAGATTGATCTTTTAAATTGATCAGTTGGTTGTTTTTGTCGTCTTTTGAAGGCGCATATGTAATTAAATCTTGAACACCTTTTAAACCAATCGCCTGTACCTCTTTGTCAAGATGTTGTGCTTTTGATTTTGTGTGTACACTAAAACTAGCATCTTTTTTTAATAGCTTGCTTTTACTATCACTGTTTTTTTCTTTGTCTTTCTTAATTTTCTTTTTTAAAGACTCAATTTTATTAAAATCTATTGGCATAATATTACTCCTCCATTTCTGAAATTATAGTATTTAAAGAATCTTCTAATTTTTTAGTATATTCTTCATTTTCTTTTAGCTTTTTTTCTGTATCCTCAGTAGATTTTTTCAACGTTTCTTCTTTTTTAGAAAGAAAATTCATTATTTCTTTTAGTTCTGCATTTGTGTTTTTAAAACTCACTTGCATGCCTTCAAAACCTTTTTTTAAAGCGTTGATTTCCTCTTTTAAACTATCGCTCATAGGTATGTCTCCTTTTCCATCGATATAACTTTTAAAATTAAAACTACTCATTAATGCGTTTCCGTCCATCGGAATTGAAACAACACTAATTTCTAACAATTCTACATCTTTATAAACTAAAACATCGGCATTTCTATCATAATCATAGTCTTTTGGTATAAAACCAACTGAAAAACTTTTAATAATGCCTTGTTCAATCAAGTCAATAACTTCTTGCTGTAAAGAAGTTTTTTTCTTTCCTTCTTTCCCAATTCTACCAACAAATTTAACACCTGTTTCCGTTGTGTAAATTTCAGTGATTTGTCCAATGGGCAAATTGTGGTTATGTTGATAAAGCATAATGGGATTTTTTTGAAAGTTGCCAAAATCCCAACATTCTTTAGGCATAATTTCGCCATACCTATCCTTCAGGCCTGAATTAGCTGTACCTCTTATTAGAAATTCTCTTAGTTCTTGAGGTGTTTCGGTCTCTTTTTCAAACTCTTTTATTTCAAGGTCAAATCTTTTTACTACTTTTTTCGCTTTCTTATCGCTCATATTTTCATAACTCCAAATAGTCTACTCAAATTCTAGTATATCATATAAAACAGTACATCTACAGTTAATTACATCAGCAGGTGTACCAGAATCCCCGTCCCGTGGGTATCTTAAACCATTAGAAAAAGGTACATCACTAATAGAACTGTAATTTGATGTTTGTTTTTCCCAATAAACAGTTTCGCCGTTTAAATTTGTGTGTGGTTCACGTGTAAAATTATCTAACTTAGTGCTCCAAGTTTTAGTCGCTTTTTTCGCATAAAGACTTATATCGTCGCCGGCTTTATGAGTAGTCAAAGAGATAGCTGAGCCGATTTCAGTTCTTGCAATAGTATTTAACTGACTTTTATATTCCTCAAAAAAAGGCTTGTTATCTTTATCGCCAAGACGCAACCTAGATGCAATTTCATTAAATGTCAGATCTTCTTTTTCTTTTCTCATCTCTTGAACACGCTTGTATAAACGTTCCGTCATAGTTCTTGAATAACCATAAAAAGAATCTTCACCATGCTTTTTAATTTTACCTAACAAAAAAAGTCTTCCTCTTTCTTCAATGGCTATATCTACGTCATCGCTATAAGCTTTAATCTGTGCAGTTGGTAAATGCTTTGAGCTAGCAGCACTTTTTAACAAATCTCTATAAAACCGTATAAGCTTATCTTCCATTAAAGCAACAAATGAAGCAACAAAATAATCCCTTCTAGTTTTGTTTATTTTTTCGTGTAAATCTTTCATACTTTGCTGCGGATTTTCAATGTACATATCAACCCATTTTTTTAACTCTGCGATGTAGATAGAATCAACCATCTTGCTGTAAAAAAGTTTTTCGGGATCGTCAAAAGATTTTTTTTTTACACTTTTAAGATGCTTCTCGTCTTCTTTTGGTTCCTCTCTAAATAAAGAAAAAGGATTTTGTGCTGGCTTAAAATATTCTTCATCAGTTTTATCATAACCTAAAAAGTTGCGAATCTCATTTATTGTAAGTACCTGTTTTAAACTAGCAATCTGTTCAACTTTTTTATCAAAATCAGACAAATATTTAATACCTGAGTTGTCGATGTGTAAAGTTTTATCTTTAAAAAAATCTTTAAATCTGCTGTTATTTGTTATACTTTGACAATACATTTTTTGTAAAGGTTGTATAGTTTGTTCAAAAAATAAAGCCATTTGCGTTTCAGAATTAGCAAAATTTACCCCGTCAGTGTCGCCTAGCAACACTGGAGGAACGCCGAATTGTGCCGCAAAATCTCTTAAATTATCTCTTAATAAATCCCTTAATTGCATATTTTGAAAATTATTGCCAAAACCAACCCATTTACAGCCTTTCGGTAAAATTTTATCAGAATGGGCATTCCTTCTTGAAGAAAAAGCACCACGCAACGACATAATTAGTCGTTGCAGCTTGTCTTGATTTGATTCGTCTGTTTCGATTATACCAGTGCTGGCGCCGCCTTTTTGGAAAAAAGTGTTTATATATTCATATCCATACCTGTCCAATAAAAGATTCAAAATTGCTACAGCTAAAGGGGAATCGCCAAAAAAAGTATTTTCCATAACGGAAGGCATTTTAAAATGAATTACATCTTTTTCGATAACTTTTAAAACACTTGAATTGTCTGATATGGTGTAAACACCGTCTTTTTTTTCTGATATGTTTTCAGGCTTTATACGTTCCCAAAGGCCTGTATCATCAAAATACAGCAGAAAAGCGTTACCAGTCAGTAACATATCAACGACACATTCATAATGTAGTGTAGCGTTTTCGGATAATCTATTTAGTTTGGTTAGGATTGGGTGTTTATATATTGTGTCTTCTTCTTCATTTTGCAAATAAAATTTAACACCTAAAAACTGAGTAGCAATACGATTTAGCACTTTTGGGACATTTTTTTCTGTTTTGTACACGCTTCTTAGTTGCTCAATACTAATAAAATTATCGTATAAAGATTCTAAAGAAGTGTGTTTTATTAGCGTATTCCAAGATTTTTTTTCAGGTTCTTCCTCAACCGCATAGTTAAAAAATTGTGGAATTTTTAAAGGTTGTTCTATTTTTTGGTTTGTTTTTTCTTTTCTTTTAAAAAAATTAAACATTTTTATGTGCCTTTCTGTCCTAATACCAAACGCCTGTATAAGTAATACGTACAGTATTTGTACCGGATGGGTTGCCAGAACGGACCCCTAACCCTACAGAAGATGTCGCTAAATATTCTAGTATATTTCTACCGGATGCAGTAACACCGTTAGTACTAACAGTCGATGTATCGCTTAATTCTGATGACAATATTGAATCAGGTAAAACTACATAATTAAATGCCTCGCTACCTGTAGTGGCTACACTTCCTAAAACATAACATTTTGTAGAACCGTCATAAAATCTTTTAAAATACACATCATTTGTAGTTAAAAAACCATTAGTGGCATCCGGATGATGCTCTATACTTTCATAACCAGCGATAAGCTCCCACCGATCACTTTTAACTTTTTCTAGCATCCAAAAGTCGCCATCTGAAGTCAAAGTTATGGCTGCCTTTGCAGACTTTGTAACTGTCCCATTTATAAAATTTATTGTTACTGCCCCTGAACTACTGTTTAATTTCCTAACTTTTAACTTTTTACCAATATTAAATAAATCATTGTCTATTGTTAATGTTCCAGACACTTCAATGTAATTAACTGTATCATCTTCAATAGATATAGTGTAATCGTCAGCAACGTTTGTCACTCTATTTCTATTAACGTTAACAAATGTATCTATAATTCTTGCCATTTTTTTTGTTTCCTTTCTTAAACGTCTAAAACTTTTATGTTTACTGGGTACCCTCTACCACACGCCACAACCGCTGTACCTGTAGAGTCAGAGAAATTATAAACTTGCATATATAAAGTTGTGTCTTCTGT